CCCTAGCGAGATTGCGAAACGTCTCCAGCAGCAAGGCGTGCTGACTCCCAGCAGCAAGGGGGAGCGGTCAAGAGCGGAGCAGGTCGTCGGCAAGGTCGAACGGTTCGTCGTCTTATCCCTAACGCCCTAACGCCCTAACGCCCTAACGCAGGAAAAATGAAGCCATTTAAACGTTTTCGCTCTTCGGACCGGGGGACGTCACGTTTCTCGCCCCCGCTCTTGTCTCCGTTAAACAGCCGATCTTCCAGGCGCCGTTAGGGCGTTAGGGACGTTAGGGAGGGTGCAATGAGCAAGGATTTGACGAAGCGAGCGAGCCCGGCCAAACCGGAACCGAAACTGGAGCCAAAACCGGAGCGTCGGCAGCAAGCTACCGACGTGCCATCCCGTGATGCACCGTCCCGTGACGCGGCCTCCCGGCTCAAGCACACGCTGATGACGGACATACTGGGGCGCATGCTCGGAGAAGACGCCGCCGAGAAGCCGGACCTAACCCCAGGCCAAACGGGCATTCCTCGCGTCATCCTTGCCCTTGCCAACCACGGGAGCAAAACCGGCTGGGATCGCGCCAAAGCTCTTCAGCGCCAACTGTTCGAAGCGGCAGCGGTCGGCACCAATTGCGTGGGCAATAGCCTCCAGATGAAGTTCGCATTCTACGGTCCGGATGACAAAGCCGGAGTGCGCCCTTGCCGGATCACGACGCACTGGATCAGCGATCCCGACGACATGGCGGGCACCATAGACCGGGCCGAATGCGATTGCGGCTGCTTTGTCTATATCCGTAGTGTGCTGGCGCGGGCTGCGAAGGAGGCCACAAAAGAAGCCGACGGCCGGCCGTTACGGGCGGTAATTATCGTCGGCGACGCATTTCACGATAATCAGGACGGTCTGGACGAGGCAGCGATCGCCGCCAACCAGCTGCGTAAGATGGGAACGCGGGTGTTCCTGCTCCAGCTTGGCGAGAATCCCGACACCGCGCGCAGGCTCCAGTATCTGGCCAGAGTCTCGGGCGCCACGTATTTCCAGTTCCATCTCAGAACACAGGACCAGCAGTTCGCCGAGATGTTCGAGGCCGTATCGGCCTACACAGCGGGCGGCGAAGAGGCCGTGAGGGCGAAGGGCGGGCAAGCGGCGACCATGCTGCTTGAGGATCTCAAGCGAGAGCCGATGCCGATCCTGGAGCGCAAGGAGGAGCCCACGTTGCAGAAGGCAGCGTCATCGCCAGCAAGCCGAAGCTGATCGCGTCGGCCGAAATCAAGATGCTCATTCTCTACCAGAAGCATCTCGTATCCCTCCCCCCCCACTTGCGGGGCCTCCTGTGTGAGACCCTCGATTCCGAGCGGGACCGAGCCTCGTCTCCAGAAGGGGGCGTAGCGCTCGGCAGCACGGCGCTTTCCCGCGGCGGATTTAAAAAAAACGGTCCTACTCGAATGAGGCGATGAAATGAGCGAGCACCAAGACGACGCCACCCTCGCCGCTGAGACTGCGGCTTGGCGCAAGCTAACCCCCGAGGAGCGCCTCGCGATCCTGGCGAAGCTGAATGCGCACGATCCGCAGTGGCCCTACACGACCCCTGAGTTCAGGCAGACGGCGGAAAGCCTTGTTGGTGCTGGACTGGTCATCTGCGCGGAGCGCAACGGCATGACGGTGTTCAGGGCCATACGCGCTGACGAAATACGTGACAGCCGGGACCGCAAAGCTTTCACCGAAGCTTTGGCCGCCGCGACCGAAGTCGATCGAGCAGTGAAATCTCAGGGGTCCACCGCGACGACTGGGTCCATCGCGACTTATGAGGAACTCGTGGCCGGTTTCGAATATCCGGCCGCCAGACGCGCCGGGGCTTTGTCTAGGATGAGTCCCAAGAAGCGCGCCGGGGCCTGGGTCGAAATGAGCCCTGACGACTGCGAGCTGGTTATCAAATACCTGTCCCCCAAGAAACGTGCCGAGGTTTTGAGCTATTCGACCCCCGAGCAGGCCGCCCAGCTTCGGGAAAGGCGGGACTTTTGGGCCGACCCTGCCGCGGCCTGGGCCAAACTAACTCCCGAGGAGCGAAAGAAGCAGCTCAACAGGGTCAAGGAAAATCTTAGGGCTATGGGACTGATCGAGCCACTGCGTCTGATCCGCACGCAATAGCCGTCGGCGCGGCAGCAACGGCCCGATCGAGACCTGGCACGCTTCGAATTCTATGCAATTCGCTATGGCACTATGCAAAATTGTAGTACTGCATTTTGCAATGGAAAAATGAGGAAAAACCCGGTGGTCAAAGTCCCTATGGTCAAGGTCAAGGACATCGTTCGGGAACTGTCAGACCTTCCGTTGCGGAGAAACACCCTCAAATCCCAGCGCCGCGCGCTCGGGCTGAGCCGGGCCGCGCTCGCGCGCATCCTCGAAGTCGATCCCTCGACCGTATACCGCCAAGAATTGCAAAATCCGATGTCAATGCTCTGGTCTTATGCGCTTCGTGGTCTCGCGGCAGAGGCGGCCAGCAAAACGGCCAAGCGGCAAATCCGGGAACATAAAGCCGAGATCGCGCGGCGTGATCAGCTCCTGGGAGCCGCCCGGCGCGATGCTGAAGGTTCCAAACTTGTCGCAGAAAGAATGCGCGAGGCAGAGCGAGAGCAGTCCAAGCCGAAATCGCCTCAGCCTGTCAAGCGAGCTTCCTCGGGAATGTATCGGTCAACAAGACAGCGGGCGCGAGCATTGACGCCCGAACAGGTAAAAGACGCGGCCGATCGAGCGGAAGCACGTTCAAAGGCTTGAGCCGCAAGACGACGGCGCGTTCCCGAGCAGCTCGGCCTCAGTGCTGGCAGTGTCGGCACATCGCCGGGTCTGCCGCTTCTTCCATGTGTCGTCCTCGGCGCGCCACGTTCTCAGCAGGTGGCGCTGCACGGCGGTGGCGACCTGGCCGACTGTGGCCGGCCCGATTTTCTCCCCTCGTCCAGTGCAACACCCAAGCTCGCGGGCGACGTCGCGCAGGAACCGATCGCGCTGATGCGGCTGAAGTGGAGCCGCGACCACTCGAAGCAGCGCAAGCTCGTCGTCGGTGAAGCTGAGGATCGTCGGTGGCAAGGATTCCTCCCAGAAGGCGTCCTGGCGGTCTACAGGGCGGCGCCGGTGAGATTAAACAGGAAAGGCTGGGGGGGGGGGAACCGGAGGATGGGTGCGTCCTGAAGCTTTCCGCGCCCTGCGCCCAGCCTTCGCGCGCAAGCCGTTCGCCGATTCTCGCGAGCTTCGCAAACGCTCTCCGCGCCCGGCGGCGAGCACGGCGAGCGTATCAAGCTGCCGGCGCCTTGCACCCCCTGACGTTCGTTCAAGCTCTTCAAGGGCGGCGTCTCCTTAATGGCGGCGAAAATGTGGCTTGAGCCTGCATGGCATTTTGCCTGTTCAGGCGCTTACGAGCACCAGGATACCTGGAAAGCAATGCAAGCCGGTCTGGTCTGATCAGCTCTGGCGCTCGCGTGCGCTCTTGGTGTAGGGTAGCGTACTACTGCGTAATTCGACGTATCAATAGGCGCTCAAATAGGTGCGCGATGCCTAAGCAAGTTAAGGCGCCGCTCAAGGTGCCGCCGGCTTTTGAGCTCGATAGGATGATTTCAATCGACGAGGCAGCGGCGCTGGCCGGCTTGAGCCGGGACAGCATTCGCAAACACCATCGTCATTTGATCCGCAGGTTGTCACCAGGTCGCATCGGACTCCGCGTCCGCGATGTCCTCGCGATCGGCAACTGCGACAAACCCACTTTCACCGCAGCTTGAGGCCCATTTCGCTACCCCGCTTCGGTGCACTCCGGGCGGGCGTTTATAAGAGTATCAAATTTTAACAGCGAGCGGACCGGCCCCAGGAGGAACCGGTCCGGCCCATAGCGACCGAAATTAGATTGCTCCGCGTTTTGGGACGCGGTGAACCCCCTATGACCGGAATCAAGGAGGCGCCTAACGTGCGTCTGCCTATCGGATTTGTGCCCGCCTGGCAAGGCTTGTCGCCTGGGGGCGACGGCTGGGCAAGCCGTCCGTACGGTCTTCCCAGACCAGCATCGTCGGTGTCGAGCGCATCGGTGTCGAGCCATCGTCGTTCACCCTATTCTTGGGGGACGGCCGTCGTCGTCGCTACTGCCCTGCTCTTGATCATCAGCGTCGTCGTCGCCGTGAGCGTCGTCGTCGCCATGAGCGTCGTCGCTGATGCCGGGGCTCCACAGCGACGCTCATCCGACCGCACCCTTTTCACACACACGCAGCAATCGTTGCTGCGCCCGAAAGCGGGCGCAGGCGGCGAAGCGACGACGCCTTTCCCCTTCAGCCGTCTGCGATTCGCGGGAGCGGGAACGAGAATTCCCGCTCCACAACTCCCCACCCACAACAGCCCGCCAACCTTCAAGGAGGCATCGAGTAGCATGATCTCGCTCGCGAATATTTACACCACGACCGCGGTCCTGCCGCCGCGGCTCATCTTTCATGGCAAGGAGGGCAGCGGCAAAACCACCCTCGCTGCACAATTCCCCAGTCCGATCTTTATACAGGTCGAGGACGGCTGCCCGCGTGATCTTGAGATTCCGACTTTCGGACTGCTCACGAAGTATGACGACGTGATCGCCGCGATTGCGGCGCTCGGGAACGAGCCCCACGACTACCAAACGGTTGTGATCGACAGCCTCGATGTGCTCGAATCGCTGGTCTGGGATGCGGTCTGCGTCGCCAATAATTGGAAATCGATCGAGTCTCCCGGCTACGGCCGCGGCTACGTCGAGAGCGACAAATTCTGGCTGGACCTGACCGCCGGCTTGGACTGGCTCCGCCGCAACCGCGGCATGATGGTGGTGCTAATCGCCCATAGCGCGGTCGAAATCATCAACGATCCGAGGGTGGTGAGCTACACAAGCTATCAGTTGAGGCTGCACAAGCGTGGCCGGGCGCTGTTGCAGGACTGGGCCGATGCGATCGGATTCATCGCCACCGAATTGGTCATCCAGACGGAAGATCAAGGCTTCAAGAAGCGCACCCGCGCCGATGGCGGCTCGGCGAGATATTTACACTGGGAAGGCAAGCCGCCGTTCACCGCAAAAAATAGATACGGGCTTCCGGCCAAGATGCTGGTTCCCAAAGATTTCGACTTCGACAAGCAACTAGCGCCCTATTTCCCTGGCCCCGCTTCCTCTGCTCACGCTAATAATCAATCTCACGCCAATCAATCTCACGCCAATCAATCTCACGCCAATCAATCTCATCACGCCAGCCTTCGGCATAACAGTGGCGGCGACGGCGCTGGTGATGGCGCTGGTGATGGTGCTGCTGCTAATCGTGGCGAGCACCGCGCCAGAATAAACCCAGAATCTGAAACCCAATCAACCCAATCAACAACAGGAGGAGAACGACAAACGAGCTGAAATTCCAGAACTGAAATATCAATCAGAGAAGGAAAATCTCATGGACTTCTTCGAATCATTCGACCCTTCGCAACAAGAGGGGAGCTCCTACGATCTGCTGCGGCCCGGCATTTATCTGGCGCAGATCATCGAGGCCGAAGTCAAAGTGCCGCACTCGGGGGACGGCCAGCGCGTCGAGCTGACCTGGCAAATCCTCGAAGGCGAGTACGAAAATCGCCAGGTTTTTCAAAACATCACGTTCCAGCACTCCAGCGCTCAAGCTCAGGAGATAGGCCGTAAACAACTCAAGGATCTCTGCGAGGCGTGCGGCATTAATACAAACATCTCCAATCCTGAGCCACTTAAGTTTGTCCCGTGCAAAATCCGAATCGGAATCGAAAAAGATAAGGAGGGAATCTACGACGACAAGAACAAAGTGACCCACGTGTGGCCGGCGAGCTACGAGCCTCCAGTATCCGCCAGATCAACTACACGTCGGGCGCAGATGCCGGCCTCAGCGCCGAAATCTCCAGCGTCGGCCTCAGCGACGGCGGCTCCGTCGGCTTCTCCAGCACCGAAATCTCCAGCGCCGAAATCTCCAGCGTCGCCCTCTCCGGCAGCAAGATCTCCGGCAGCAAGAACAAGACCCTTAACAACGTCGATCGAAAAAATGATGGAGGGAGTGAGCTTTACCGATTATCATCCGCCAATCGGCGGCGACGGTACGTCGCCGCAAACAGCGCCAAAAACAGCGCCACAAGCTGCACCGAACGGCGGTACAGCGCCAAATTCTCCGCAAACTCCAGCTTCGGCGGAGCAGTCGACGATTTCGACATCGTCGACGATTTCGTCACAGACCTCGTCAGTACTCGATGACGAAGTCAAGAAAATGATCAGAGTGCTCCACAAACGGAACCGGTTATCTCCACAGCAGATATCCGAAATGCTGGCCGAGATCGATAAAAGGGTGCCGGCAAGCATGATCGAGGCACTTCTCGTCGTGTGGGGAGAAATAAAGGGCGACGCCACAAACAGCGCCTTGCAGTCTTCCGGGCCTAACGGCGGCGCTTCATCACAAGCTGCGCCTCAGCCCTCAACCCAGGCTCCGACGCAATCTTCGTCTCAAGCTCCGTCTCAAGCTTCGTCGGGGGCCTCATCACAAACTTCTCACGGCGGTACGCCGCCGTGGCGTGAGTGACTACTCGAAGCTCGGCAGCAGCGTAGCGTGATTTCTTCGTCGGTGCGCTGCTGCCAACCGAAGAACCAGCCAAACGTAACCAGCCCAATAGTAACCCGGTAAGTTGTGGAGTATCCGTATCGTGTCGAGTATCGAGTCGAGTAACAGCAGCAGCAATAGCAACATAATATTGCGTCTGTATCAGTCTGCGGCAGTCGAGGCGATTGAAGCGCACTGGCGCGACGGTAGTGGCGGGCAGGGTGGTGGTGGGGGTGCCGGCGGCGGGCCTGCGCTCATCGAGATGGCGACGGCGACCGGCAAGAGTCTTGTCATCGCTGAGATTATACGTCGCCAGATCATCGCCAATCCCGGGCTTCGTGCGCTTATCACCGTGCATGTCCAGGAACTCGTCGAGCAGGATGTAGGCGCTCTGCGCGCGGTGTGGCCCGAGGCGCCCTACGGCATTTGTTGCGAGGGGCTGGGTCGTCGGCGTGATCACGATGCGCCGATTATCGTCGGCACCATCCAGTCGTTGGCGCGTGACGTGGAAAAGCTCGGCCGCCGTGATCTGGTGATAGTCGATGAAACGCAGCTCGTTAGCCGGGATAGCAACAGCCAGTACTTGAAGCTGTTCGACACTCTTCGCTCACAAGCACCCGATCTGCGTCTCGTCGGTTTGAGCGCGACCTGCTTCCGACTCGATAGTGGCTATCTGCATAAAGGCGAAGGCGCGCTGTTCGAGAAGATAGTATTTTCCTACCGGATCGATGAGGGAATCAAAGATGGATATCTCTCCCCATTGCGCTCGAAAGGAACCCGCACGCGCATCGACGTGCGTGGCGTTCACACTCGTGGCGGGGAATTCATCCAGAACGAACTGGAGCGCGCCGCCAATGTCGCCGAGATCGTCGAGGGCGCAGTTGCTGAAATCGTCGAACGCGGGAATAATCCTCAGGAATACCGCCGCTGCTGGATATGTTTCTGCGTTGGCATCGATCATGCCTATGCAGTGCGGGATGCGATCCGCAGACACGGAATCATCTGTGAGACTGTCACGGCGGAAACTCCCAGTGACCAACGACGAGCGATCTTCGATGCGATCCGCAACGGCTCGATCCGCTGCCTGACCGGCGTGAACATATTCTCGGTCGGCTTCGATATTCCACAGGTCGATCTGATCGCGTTGCTGCGACCTACGCTTAGCACTGGACTTCTGATCCAGCAGGTCGGAAGAGGCACCAGGCTCGCACCATCCAAATCTGAATGCCTGGTCCTGGATTTCGCCGGTAACGTTCGTAGGCATGGGCCGGTTGATGATCCTCAGATCAATGTCAACAGCCGTCGTCGTAGCACTCCGCCGACTACGGCCAATACTACGCTGACTTGGCTATGCCCGCAGTGCCAGGAAGAGAACCCAATGCGCATGAACGCCTGCGTGTGCTGCGGTTATATTCGCGCGTACGAGCCGTCGTCACGCACAGCGCGTCACGAAGCTGTTGCCGACGATGCGCCGATTCTCTCGACTACACCCGGAACGGGTTCAGCGCCCGGGTTATATTGGCTTCCGGTTTTCGGCGATTCCGAATTCAAGCTGCATCAGAAGCGCCACGATCCCAACGCGCCGCCGACATTGCGTGTGGAGTATATGGCCGGCTTCTCGCCCTACAGCGAGTATATCAGTTTCGAAAGCCTCAACGGCTATGCGCTGTCGTTCGCGCATCGCTGGTGGCGCGCGATGGGCGGCCTCTTGCCGGTCCCGATGAGCGTCATGGAAGCGATCCTACGCCGCCCCGAACTGGGCCGGGTGACTGAGATACAAGTCGAGCGCGACGGCCGGCGGTTCTGGCGCATCAATCGTCGGCGGGTGCAGCGGCTCGATGGCGTGCTCGTCGAGATCGACAGCAAATATCACAGCAAACCAATCACATCGTCACAAGCTCCAGCATCAGAGATCACGCCGGAGGTCACATCACCAGAGGTCACGGCAGAGGCTGCCGTCGTCGCATAAGTTTACTCACCAGCCAACAAGGAGGATATTCCAATGGCTGATTTACCCACTGATCTACCTTGCCTGCCTCGCTTAGCTCAGGCAGCAAATACGTCACTGAATTTAACGAGCGGCTCAAGAGCGCCGACATGCCGCTTATTGATGCCGTGAGATGGTGGGATTCGGTGCTCGGTCCCGATATCGACGACGATGTAATGCGGCAGCTGTCGAAGGCTGAGTCGGCCGCCTTCGGTCTTAGCTTATGCGCAGATTGGGAGTCTAGTTACGGTGCGCCTCCCGTCACCGACAAATTCGCGCCCGGGTCTATCGAACAGGAATGCTGGGCGGAATTGGAGCAGGCGCGTGCAGCGTTGCAGGCGCAGTAAAACACAGTCCCCCACTCAGCCATCGTCGCAGAGGGCCGTGACGACGCGACCCTCTGCGCACCTAAACGAAAAAACCGAACCAGAACCAACCGAACCAGAACCAACCAACCGAATCCAAACCGAACCCAAAACCGAACCAGAAACCAAAACCAAACCTGAACCCAAACAGAACCAGAACCCACCCGAACCAGAAAGCATCAGCTTAGCGTAGCGCGACGCCCATACATTCTCGATCTTGCTCGATCCTGCTCGATTCTTGTCTGTACGGGCGTCGCGTAGTTCTCAACAACAAGGGCATCGAGTGATGCCAGAGGAGTATATAGTTATGGGACCGTTTGGATTGACATATGCGCGGCTCGTCGAACAGGGCTATGCGGTGCTGCCGATCATGCCGGGAACGAAGAAACCCGGCTTGCCGTGCGGCAGCGATGCTCACGGCAATGAGAAATGGATGGGATTTCCAGACTGGACCACGTTCCCGTCGACCCCCGTCCATCACAAGCTCTGGGCGAAGAGCACCGCCGGGATCGCTATTCTGACCGGAGGGCGGAGCGGTGATGCCGTAGCGCTCGACAACGACAGCGACGATCCTGCGATTGCTGCTGCGCTGCGCAAGGTGCTTCCTGATACGCCAGTGAGGAAGAAGGGCGCCAAGGGCGATACCGGGTTCTATTACGGGCCGGGCATCCCTTCACGCTCCTGGACGATCAACGGCCGCAAGGTGGTTGAGATTCTGGGAACGGGCCGGCAGACGGTGCTGCCGCCGACCATCCACCCGGAGGCAGGCGAGCCCTATCAGTGGACCGGCTCTAAGACGCTGGAGGAGCTACGCCCGGAAGAGTTGCCGCGGCTGTCCGCCGATGTCGTCGAGCTGATCGACGCAGCGCTGGCGCCGTTCGGTTACGTTCCACCAGAGGTTCGGGAACCGCGGCGGGAGTATGACGGGCTCGATGGGCTCGATGGGTACGATGCTGCTGATGATCCGCACCGGCGGTTGAACGAAGCGGCGCTCGCCAATCTCAGAGACTGGGTCCCGGCCCTCGGTCTCTACAACTGCCGTCCCCGAGCGGGGGGAGGCTATGAAGCCGTAGCGACGTGGCGGCCGTCAACGAAAGGGCGCGATAAGCGGGTGCGCAACCGTAATCTGAAGATCGCGCCGGATGGCATTCGCGACTTCGGTGCCGATCAAGGCTACACGGCGATCGATCTGGTGATGGCGGCGCGCGAATGCGACCTCGACGCCGCCTTTATCTTTCTGAGCGAACATCTCGACTGGTCGGGCGGTGAGCCTCTCCTCGATATTTCACTCGATATGTCGAAGGTGGAAATGCTGGGGCTGTCGGACGACGACGGTGGTTCGCAGGCGAGCGCGCCACAGGTAAGTGCGCAGGTGATTCCCCTCTTCAAGCCGGCGGCGCCATCGATCGTACCATCGATCCCGCCACCTATTCCGCCAGAGATTCCGCCATGGAGATCGTTCCAAGAGTCGGAGAAGGGGGATGATTCAGAGGCGTCGAGCACCAGCACGGTGCCCAGCGATCCTGAACTGGAGAGGTTGACTTATGTTCCCGGCCTGCTTGGCGACATCATAGACTGGATCGTCGCCAATGCGCGGTTGCCGAACCGGGTGCTGGCGCTCGCTGCGGCGCTTATCGTCATCGGAACGCTGATCGGCCGCCGGGCCATGGGGCCGACGGGCAGCGCGACGCATCTTTACATTGCGATGGTTGCGCGGGCTTCCGGTGGCAAGGACTGGCCGTGTAAAGCCGCCCAAATGCTGATCAAAGCGGCCGGCGCCGGCGCGCATCTGCATCCTGGCGATATCACAGCGCAGTCCGCCTTACACCGGGTCCTTACCAAGATGCCGTTGTGCGCTGTTGTGATCAACGAGCTTATCCGTTTTCTGAACCGGATCGTAAATCCGCGATCGAACGGGTATGAGCAGAGTCTGGTCGGCAACCTGTGCGACTTATGGAGCACTCGCTTTACGGAATACGGGACTACGACCAGCGCGCAATCCGATCTTGTGACTGTGCAATCGCCCGCAATCTCCCTGTTCGGTACGGCTACGCCTGACGCGTTTTGGCAAGTACTCCGAGGCGCCCAAGTCGCTGCTGGGTTATTCAGCAGATTTCTGGTCTTCGAAAGTTACGTCAGGCCGGACGAGCAATTATTCCTCATTGAGCCGAACTCAGTGCCGGCGACGTTGAAGGATGACCTTACCGAGCTTTATCAGTTCGGCAATAACTCGTTTGAGATGGCTAAACTCAACGACTCCAACATTCGTCCCGATCCGCAGCCCCAGGATTGGGTCAATGCCGAGGCGAAAGGGGTCTACTCGCAGCTTAATAAGTGGGTTAGGGGCGAGATCGATAAAAATCCGAGCCAGGAGGAATATCTTGGACGCATAACCGAGCAGGCTATGCGGCTGACAATGATCCGCGCCGCCGGGATCGCTGGGCACCGGGGAAAGGTTGATGCCGCCGGCATGACCTGGGGCGGCGATCTGGCGTCGATCCTGATCACGAGGGCGATGAAGCGGTCGCAGGCAAGTCTGCCCCAGACCGCGCGCGGCCAGTTCGTCGAAAACCTGGTCAGCTACATCATCAGCCAAGGTTCGGTGACTCGGCGGGAACTCCAGCAGCACATCAAGGGTCGATACAGTACTCGCGATATCGCCGACATGCTGAAAGGAAGTATCGAGGCGGGAGACATTATCCTGACCCCGAACGGCTATGCCGCGCCCCCCAAGTCGACGACCAAGAAGTGAAAATTCGAGCCTCGCCCTGTCAGGGCGGGGCTCTATCCACTCTATCCACCAATCCACAACCTACCAATCCACAACCTATAAGAGGAAAAATAAAATGCAGACAGCACAATTCAAATCCAACACCGCCCTGGAGTCGTCGTTGACCTATGTCCCCGGCCTGGTCGGCGATATTGTAGAGTATATCGTGGCTAATGCGCACCGGCCGAACCGGGTGTTTGCGCTCGGTGCGGCCGTCACTGTCGTCGGAACGCTGATCAGCCCTCGCGTTGTCGGGCCGATCGGCAATCCAACACATCTGTACGCGCTTATCGTTGGCCCGACCGGGATCGGCAAGGATTGTCCGCGGAGAGCTGTTGCGAAGTTGATCGAAGCCGTCGCTGGAGCCCGCGTGCATTGTGGCGACTTCGCATCGCTAGCCGGCCTAAATCGGGCTCTCGCCGGCCAGGGACGGAGGGACGCGTCTCCCAACGTGCCGTCGCCTGCCGTCGCTCCAATCGCCGCAGCCGTTGTGATCGATGAGATCCTCGGGTTTCTGGCCAGAGTCGTGAACACGCGGGATCGGCGTCTGGCCACTAAGTTGTGCGCATTGTGGGATTCTACGTGGAGGTCCACCAGCGTGCAGGTTCCTTCGGATCAGGCCTCTTCGGGTGTGTGTGCGCCGCCGTTCTCTCTGTTTGGGACGGCTAGCGGCGGTGAATTCTGGCCGCTGCTTCGGGGTCAGGGCGCCAAGGTTATCAAACGAGGTGTCGAACGAGGTGTCGAACGAGGATCAGTCGACGACAACTTGTTCAGCCGGTTCCTAGTCTTCGAAAGCGACGACGGCGGCCGGCTGGCCGAGCAGTTGCCCCCGATATCGGACACGGTGCCGGCGGCGTTGAAGGACAAGCTCGTCGAACTGTTCGGTTGCGGCCCCGACTCCAACATCGAGTTCGAACCGCGACGTTTGCCGTGGGCTAGCCCTGAGACGGAGGAGGTCTACCGGCAACTCAATGATCGGATCGATCGCGAAATAGACAACGATCCGAGCCAGGGGAGATATCTCGGTCGCGTACCCGAACAGGCGGTGAGGCTTGCAACGATCCGCGCGGCCGGGATTGCTGGGCACCGCGCGAAGGTCGATGTCGCCGATATGATCTGGGGCGGCGATCTGGCGTCGATCCTGGCCACCAACACGATGGAACGGGCCAGGGAACGTCCGCCAGTTCGCACCGCACGTGGCGAGTTCGTTGAACATTCTGACACGAGGCATTGAAGTTCCACATTGAAGTTCCACCACCTGCCCAAAATGCGGGTTGGAAAAGCGAGGGTTGGTGGCAACCGACGACCCTCGCGCTCCCTGCGTCAGCGCCGCATACGACATTCAGACCCTATATAGACACATCATAGAACGCATCCTACAACCTATCCCTACTGTCATTCGTACAATGCATCCTACTGTCATCGTACAAGGCATCCTACTGTCATCCTACAGTGCATAGAGCACATCGTAGAGCACATCCTACAACGCATCCTACTGTCATCGGTGGTTGAGAAATATAAAGGCTCCTTGAGGGATCGAACCCCCCTTGGAGGGTAGATCATAACCCCCTGATGATTCATTTTTGGCAGGGCATAGAATATTTGGGTTCTGTCGAGTGTCCTGTCGAGTTAGACATTTGAAGAATATGAAGGCTCCTTGAGGGACTGACCCTCCCCTGGAGGGTATATCATAGCCCCCTCATGATTCATTTTTCAACGGGATATAGATATTTTGGTTCTGACTAGTGTTCTGACAAGTGTTCTGACTAGTGTTCTGACGAGTTAGACATTTGAGAGATATTTATTATACATTTTTGTAGTTTTTGTAGTAGATATGCTGTCGCAGCATAGGACTAAGAAGTGCATCGTAAACATTCGGCGTATAAAATAAACATGCAACTTGATCGACGAAATCTGTTGTCGCATAACAGGTTAAGTCATTTTTCTAATCGAGGTGTACAATCGGCGCTGTAAACAGGAATTTTCATTTGCAGAACAGGAAGTTAAGTCGCCTATCTAATAAAATGTTAGCGGAATCCCTATACCCCCTAAAAACGACTTTTCCCGGATCTGTAAATCTCTACTGTTATCTCCCAAACGGCCTCCGAAAACTCGCTCTGTCCGATAAAGAGCTATGCTTGCGACACATGTCAAATGTCGAAATTTGGATATGTACAAGGAATATTTATGATCCTTCGTAGGTTCTGACGTTGATTCCGCCTTGCTGTCAGACTCACTGTCAGTCTCATTATATCTACGACTCTTCATAGGTTCCTGACGTTGCTGTCAGACTCATTATATCTACGACTCTTCATAGGTTCCTGACGTTGCTTTCAGATTCAAATATTCTCGACTCTTCCTAGGTTCAGACGTTGCTTTCAGATTCAAATATTCTCGACTCTTCCTAGGTTCCGACGTTGGTTCTGACGTTGCTGTCAGTCTCATTATATCTACGATCCCTTGACATTCTTTGAGATTCTTTGAGATTCTTTGAGATTTTTTGGCCTTAGGGGCGAATTGTTGTTGATAAATCTATGAATTCGTCTTAGTTTCTCTGTCGTTATGGCGCTCGCAAAGATCGGCAAAGTTGCGAAGATGCTAGGCGTCGAGGTGTCGACCTTGCGCGCCTGGGAGCGATCAGGCGAGCTGGTTCCAGCCCGGCGCAGCAAGGCCGGCATCCGATATTACGATCTCGACAAGGTCACAGGGCTCAGCACCGAGCCCGACCCTGGGCTCGACCCCGGGCTCGGTGGTGGAGACGCACTGACGGTTGGCTATGCCCGCGTCTTCGGCTCCGGCCAGGAGGGAGAGGTCGATCTCTCCAGGCAGGAGGACGTGCTCGGAGCGTTCTGCGCAGCCAAGGGCTGGCGGCACGAGGTGATCTCCGACCACACCGCCCCCGGTCTCGGCTCGGGGCTGAAGCGGCTTCTCAACCTGATCCTGCACAAGCGCATCCGCCGGCTCGTGATCACGCACAAGGACCGGCTGTCGCCGCGGTTCGGGTCGGAGCTCATCTTCACGCTGTGCGAAATCCAGAAGATCGAGATCATCGTCATCAACAAGGGCGACTCGCCGCTGCTCGGCGAGGAGGAGTCGGCGCAAGATATCGAGCTTCGGCAGTTGTGCGACCGCCTGGTCAAGGGTGCGATGTCCGGCAACGATGCTGGTGTCTCACACGCAACGGCCGGCGACGCCTCTCCCTCTTCAAGCGAGTCCTTTGCGGGCGGCAACGGTAAAATATCCGACCCGGGAACCGTCGAATAACCATTGCACGATAATAGTAACGGTAGGACCAATGCAGGATGGCAATGGGGAACACGCATCCTCGGTACAGAGCGATGCTAGTCCTGAGATTGGCGCTTCCGACAGCCAGCAGTTGAACGAAGCCGCGTTGGCCAAGCTCGCGGCCTGGGTGCCAGCCCTCGGTCTCTATCGGTGCCGCCCGACCCGGCAGGGCTTTGAGGCTGTAGCGACATGGCGGGAGTCGACACGGGGCCGAAAGAAAGAGGATCGCAATCGCAACTTGAAAATTATGTCAGACGGGATTCGTGACCGCGGTACCGGCCAAGACTACACGCCAATTGATCTTGTGATGGCGGCACGCAAATGCGATCTCGAAAAGGCCTCCGCATTCCTAAGCACACTGCTGCTCGATATTCCAACGCCAGCAGACGCTGTTGTAGCGCCCGAGCCGTCGGAGCCGGTTTTCAGGCTTACACATTCACCCTCGAATTCACCGGAGATACACTCGAATTCACCGGAGACGAGCGGCGGCGCGCCGGCCGTCGGTCCGGCCGTTGATGTTGATATTCGGGACGCCGAGATGGCGTCGGTCCAGCCTGAAGATAATATCGAAAAGGAACATCTCACACGGACGCTATGGACGCCATGTAGTAGCGCATCTGCGAGGGTAAAAGAACTGTTCGTCGGGAAAGCTGTTGATGCGGTCGCTATCGCGGCATCGCTGCTAGCGGAACGGTTTCTGCTGCCGAATGGCTGGTGCAATTTGGAATACAAGCCACAGGGTGATTATTTTGTAACGAAGGTAAATGGACGAAGAGTGCACCTCACCGATAGTGAAATATCGCGGTTTGTCTCGGAAGCCTGCGAACGTCACAGTCGTTGTTGGTGTGGAACCGTGGAAGTTTATCGGACGCTTGCATGGATGTGCTACCGGGGCGCGTTTGCCGTTCAACCCGAACAGCGGGCTCGGAGCTATCGCCGCGGCGATCGCTGCTGCCAAGCCACTCGCGGCGACAAGCTTGCCAAGAAGCTCGTCGACTACATCCTCCCTAAAGGCTCGGTGACCCGCCGAGAACTCCAGCAGCATATCAAAGGGCGGCCCAACACCCGCGAAGTGGCGGACATTCTGAGGCCGTACATCGAAGTAGGAGAGATCGTCGAGACGGCAAACGGGTATACTGCGCCCACGCAAATCGGTCGTCCACCCGCTGCCAAGAGCGTCAAGCCCAATATCGATGGGAACGGCAAACTGCCCGATCCGGGAACCGGATAACCTTCGCGTAGTAATAGTAATCATGGAGGCTGATCAATGAGTGAAGGAGTCCTCACGCCTGAAGTTCCGCGAGATGAGGAGGCGAGCGATCAGAAGCCGTGCCCCTGCTGCGGCCAGATGGCCAATGTCGAGACTATCGAGATGGCGCGGCAAAATAGAACCGGCCCTGCCGAGGATCCCGAGCAGGCGTACCGGCGCGGCTACTGTCGAGGTGCTCTTGTCGCTGTAGAAGCCCTCCAAGACCACATTGCCGACTCTACGCTAGTGCAGAAAATCTGGGAGTTCCTCTATCAGGTCTGCGACTGGCGAAGCGCCTGGCGCCACGACCGGAACCAGTCTCGCCGTGACCACTTCGCGCCAGAGCCTTGCTGGATGAAAGAGCGCGAGGAACCGCTGCCGGCGGTACCAGCCAGTGACAGCGTCCGGTTCAACGAGAATCCGAAGCGGTCAACCACCGCCAGTGTCAGCGGTCAGAGCGGGTCCGTTCGGGACGACCCAGCGCGGATTCGGACAGCGGTGGCACTCAAGGGAGTGGGGCTGTCTGACGAAATTCGACCTCTGGCGCCCTACTGGCTGCCGCAGCAGCAGCGCCAGCATCTCGACAGAATCCTGAACAAGCTCATCGAGCGCGGGACCTGCTCGGTCTGCGGCAGGGCGCATCAATCCAACAGCCATACGGCATACGGGCTCGACAGCAGCGGTACGGTCGTGGCGGCGGGCAAGTGCTGTATCGACAAGGTCACCACCGCCATGGGCTACGGATTTTTCGGATACTGCGAATTTCCCGACTCTTCCCCAGATTCGTTACACGAACATGTGCGCGCACTCAGCGCCCGCGAGTGGAAAATCGACGATCGGACCTGGTTCGAGAAAAATCCAACACGGTCGCACCGTGCGCGCATGCCGTTCGGCAGCGACCACTACACGTACGTCTCGATGGATCGGCCCGAATGCGCGCCACTCGTTCTAGTGCGGCAGACCAGCCCCGGCACGTGGCTGCGGCTTGGATTCGATCTCAGCGCCAGCATGGTGCCGCCACCGGACGACGAGGCCCTCATTCACGCGATGTTCGAAGTCGCGTCCGGACGCGAGCCACCGCCGGCCTCGATGCAGGCAATGATGGCTCTGCGCAACAAGTACGCGATCCGCAGTTCGTGCTGACGTGGTAGACGAGCCGAATATTCGGGCTGGGCCGATGTTATCGCATCGAGCCCAGCCCTGACCACCGATCGAGGGAAAGGACCTCGACAATGGCTAGTTCCACAACTGCCCTCCCCAACACGCCAAGGCAAGCCGAGGTTGGCGGCTTAGAGGCTTGGCGAGTTAAACTACCCCCGGTCGCCCGAAGTCTCCCTGATAAATGTGCCAAGCGACGCGCGTGAATCACTATCGTTATCAACGCCTGAAGGAGGAGGAGAACAGTGAAGGAGACCGAGTTCTACGATAACGCTTCATTGGCGAAATCAAGCGAGGCATCAGCAATCGTTCCCGCTGCGCCGGGCTGGTTCGTGGTCAGCGCACACGTCGATCAGGACGGCGTCCCAACTGGCCTCGAAGAAGAACCGGTGCTGGCTTGGATGGTCGAGGCCAAAACCGATGCATTACCGAACAGGCTTCGCCGTTGCAGCAGCAGCGCATGGCCGATTACAACCAGAGTAGATGATTTCTGCCCCCCATCCAGCACACCTGGAAAAGGATAACCGATTCAGATGACTCAGCAAATTGGGGCTCCTCAACTTATAAGTGTGCGATTTTTTGCCATGAC